AAAGTGTCCGTTTTGGCTGTTTGGACAGGTTAATACTATATAGAGACTATTTTTTATTCTGATAGTAGCAAGTCTTGTAGAGACTTGCGTTACAGACTGTATCTACTGTCTGTTTCTAACTGACTGTAACTATTGAAAACGGGACACTTATATGACTTTTCAAAAGGGGTCCACAAACCCTAGAACTGCCAAGATGGCTGAGGCAAAGGCTAAGGTAATAGCCCTTGTTGCCGAAGGGCATAGTGTTCATAAGGCTATGGAACTCTGTGGCAATAAGCCCGATACGGTCCGAATCTGGATGCTGCGGGATAAGAAGTTTGCCGCTGACCTGGCAGAGGCGAAAGAAGAAGCAAAGAGCAACTCCATTAAAGCCCTTGGCATAGCCAAGGAGGATATCTCCTTTGCTCAGTTCTCAGAAGTCTTTATGGGGCAGAAAGCCTTTCCTCACCACCTAGACTGGATTGACCTAATTGAGGGTCGGGAGCCTTCTTGGCTCCACCCGAACATGATTTATGACAAGAACGACCCAAGCCGTTTCTTAATTAACGTACCTCCTGAGCACGCCAAATCCACGGTCATCACCGTGAACTATCCGACTTATCGCATCGCTCTCAATCCTAACGTCCGCATCATTGTGGTCAGTAAGACGTTGCTCAAAGCACGCGAGTTCGTGTACGCAATCAAGCAAAGGCTCTCCCACCCGCGCTGGCTAAAGATGCAAACAGCATTTGGTCCAGAAGGGGGCTGGAAACAGGACGCAGATACTTGGCGAGTTGACACCGTTTACCTTGGGAGTGATGCGAGAAACTCTAGCGAAAAAGACCCAACCATTCAGGCACTCGGTATGGGCGGTCAGATTTACGGTGCACGTGCTGACCTGATTATCTTGGACGACTGCATTACTACTGCTAACGCCCATGAGTACGAGAAGCAGATTGACTGGCTTCAAAAAGAAGTTATTACCCGTCTGGGCAAAAACGGCAAGTTGATGATTGTGGGGACCCGAATTGCAGCCGTTGATTTCTACCGCGAACTTCGTGAGCCAAAGTATTGGTCGTCTGGCAAGAGCCCTTTCACTTATATGGGTATGCCTGCCGTTCTTGAATACGCGGACAAGCCAGAGAATTGGAAAACTCTCTGGGAGAAAAGCGATGTTCCTTGGGATGGCGATGACGATACTCCTGATGAAGATGGCTTATACCCGAAGTGGGATGGCAAAGCGCTACATAGGCGCAGAGGAGAAGTAACCCCATCTACATGGGCTCTGGTTTATCAGCAGGAGGATGTCGAAGAAGATTCCATCTTCCCGCCCGCATTGGTGCAAGCAAGTACAGAACGTAGACGTAAGCGTGGACCATTGCGCCAAGGCGCGGTGGGACATCCGACTCAGGTAGAAGGCTACACAATTATTGGCTTTGACCCAGCGATGGGTGCTGGACATGCAGCCTTTGTTCCTATCACCTATAACAGGTCTGATGGAATGATTTACGTTTTAGATTGCATTAACATGAGCGAACCTACACCGCAGAAGATTCGTGCGATGATAGAAGAACTTGTAGAGAAGTACCGCCCTCAAGAACTGCGTGTGGAAATTAACGCACACCAGAAGGCGTACTCCCTTGATGAAGATTTACGACAATGGCTTGGAGCATACGGCGTTCGCCTAGAGGCTCACCACACTAACAAGAACAAGTGGGATACATCCTTTGGTGTGGCATCTATGTCAACCCTCTTCGGAACTATGTACAACGAGAAGTTCCAAGAGAACAACCAAATAGAACTCCCATCTGCGGATGGGTCTGAGGGTCTTAAAGCCCTTACTCAGCAATTGATTACTTGGAAGCCTGACACCAGAGGTAAGACTGACTGCGTGATGGCGCTCTGGTTTGCCGTGCTGAGAGCACGTGAGTTTATGCAGCAGACAAGTTTCATGAACCACTACACCAACAATCGTTGGTCAACAAGAGCACAAAGAGAAAAACGAGTAATCATTAATTTAGATGAAGCCTTTGCTGAGCAATGGGCTGAGAACTTCGGATAAGGAATTAACATGGCTAATCCAGTAAAGATTGTAAAGGGCGCTGCCAAGGCTGCTAAACGCACAATAGTAGGTAGCAATAAAGATGTTAAAACGAACAAGGCTATTAATAAAACATTAGAAAAAACTTTTGGTTCTAAAACTATTAGCCAAGGTAAGTCTAAGTCAATGGCTCGTAATGCCAAAGTAAAAGAACTTATGGACCCTATTACTAAAGGCAAAAATAAAAATTGGGCAAAAGAGGCTAACAAGAAAACTTTACCTAGTGCTGCTAAGTCTCGCCGTGCTAGCGTGAAAGAATCAAGCATTAATAGCCGTATGGAAAAGCATCCTTTGGTTCGCAATGCAGGGGGAGCATCTTCTGAAAGTAAGTACCGCGCTAACCGTGGTAAACCAGTTCCAGTAAAGAAGCGTGGTAAATAATGGCTAACGTAGTTAAGATTGTAAAAGGTGCGGTTAAGGCTGCAACTAAGAAGAAGCCGTCACTTAAGCAAGCACAGAAGGCTAAGCCACTTGCTAACCCTAAGTCTGGCGTAAAGGTTCTACCACGTAAGTCTGCTCCTAAGTCAGACCTATCAAACCGTGGTGCTAAGTTAACTAAATCTCAGCGTGTAGAGCGTGCACAAGACTATGAGTTTAATAAGAGCCTTGATGCACACTATAAGCAATCCGATGCTTACTACGGTGGCGATATGTACATGTTTAAGCCAAACCTTCGTGGTCCAGGAAAGGCTAACGCCCGTAAGGCTGCTGCTGTTAGAAAAGAAGGCAAGTCTGTAGTAAAGATTAACTCACAACGCAATCTTAAGAAAAAGGGTAAGTAATGGCTAACGTAGTTAAAATTGGTGGTGGAGTACTTGGCGCCGTAAAGAAGCAAATTAAAAACGCTAAGCCGCTTTCAAAGAAAGAAGCCAAAGCAAACAAGCGTGGACTTAAGGCTGCTAAGAAACCAACAAATATGACTGGTTCTAAAGCAGACCGTATGCAACGTGCTGAACTATTAAATCAAAAAAATCTTATAAAAAACGCAAGTCCAGCACGTCCTAATCGTACGCGTGGCGGAAGCCTGTGGGCAATTAAAGAGTACGGTGGTCAAGGACTTGCTACTGCAAAAATGACACCTAAGCAAGCAGCACGACAGGCAGAAATTACAAAAGAATTGAACCCTGTACGCAAAACCAAGAAGCGTGGTAAATAATGCCTAATCCAGTTAAAGTTGTTAAAGGTATTTCAAAGGGTGCAGCAAAAGTTAAGAAGCGAGTTGAAAGACTTAACGAAATTGCTGATTACCGCACTGGTGGCAATGTTGCATTTAAATATAAAAAGGGAAAACTTACAGATGTATCAGGTGGTACTGGTTCTGGAAAAGTAAAGCCACGCAACATAGGTAAGGCTACAAAGCAGATGGCTCCACTTACTGGGGCAAAGAAATACAAAATGGAAAAATTAAAGTACGCGGGTAAAGTTCCAGTAAAGAAGAAAAAGAAATAATGGCTAACCCAGCAAAGATTGTTAAGGCTGTATCTAAGGCAGCAAAGAAGAAGCCTGCTAAGAAGAAGCCTTTGACTAACAAGCAGAAGACATTTCAGATTGCTGCAGCGAATGAGAAACTTCGCAAGAAGGCTGCATCACCAGAGGTAAGAGATTACTGGATTGCTGAAGCACGCCGTCTTATGAAAGAAAACCTAGAGAAGAAAGGTAAGAGCAATGGCTAAGACAATAAAAGTAGCACCAAAAAAGTTTAAGCCAAAGGCTATTACCAAAGGTCCAGCGAAGGCTGCTCTTACAGTAGTTGACATGCTTGTACCTAAGACAGCATTAGATGCTGCAACATACGCAGTGCCTTGGGCTAAAGGAGCACGTATGGTTGGTGGCATTACAAAAAAGGGCGCTAAAGCCGTATCTAAAGTTTATAGAAACATAGGTAAGTAATGCCAATTGCATCCGAGATTGCTAAAATTGTTGCAAAGAATATACTAAAGAAAAAACAACTTCAGTCTGCAACAAAAAAGATTACAAGCAAGGATGTTAAAGAGGTTTACCGCGAGGCTAAAAGAAACCCTGGCGGACCAAGTAGGGTTCCAACACTATCTAGACCACGTACTGCACGCACTGGTCCAATCGCTCAAAAGACATCTAGTGGCGGAGTTAAGGTAACTAGTCTTGGTGGTAGAAAAGGCAAAAAGCCAGATACAAAAATTACAAAGTCTTATCAAAAGACACGTGTTACACCACAAGATGTTGTAAGAAAACGTATTGCAGAAAAAAATGCACGAGTACGTAACCTGTTAACACCAATTAAACCACGTGGTACACGTAGCGGTGGTAAAAGTGTTCAAGGTGCCAAGCCAAATCCACGAACAATTACAGTTGGTAAGCCAAGTGCAGCACGTAACCGCAATAGACTTGTTAATCCAGGCGATAGAAAGATGGATGAGAGCCGTAAGGTTGGCGTTTCAGATGCATATCAGAGTTCTCGTCACTACCGTCCAACAATTGAATCACGTACTCGTCCTAAAATTGAACGAGAAGAACAGCGTTTAAGTAAGGCTGAGTACGAACAACAACGTATTGCTGATGAAAGAGTAAAGCAAGCGCTAAAAGATATTAAAAAAGCAGAAAAAAAGAAGGCTTTAGAAAAACGTACGAAGAAAGGCAAGTAATTGCTATCTATTAAACAAATTTCAGCACGGGTTGAGTCACTCAAGTTCCGTGCAGCAGAGAGAGATAGACGTCAACAAGACGTGCTTGCCGTACGTACTGGAAAAATCTCTCAAGTTTACCCAGAATTCTTTCCAGAAGGTGTAGATGCTAACGTAGTTGCTAACTTTGTTGACATTGTTGCCAAGGATTTATCAGAAGTTATGGCTCCATTGCCTGCAGTTAACTGCTCTGCAGCCAATCAGACAAACGACCGTGCTCGTTCCTTTGCGGATAAGCGCACACGTATTGCTGCCAACTATTTTGTTAACTCAGATTTGCAAGTACAGATGTATACAGGCGCAGACTGGTACATCACATATGGTTTCGTCCCTTTCATTATTGAATTAGACGAAGAAGCAGGGCTACCACGTATACGAGTAGAAAATCCGATAGGGGCTTATCCTGAATTCGACCGCTACGGACGTTGTATTGCCTTCGCTAAACGCTACCTCATGACATTGGCTGAATTGGTTGCACAATTCCCAGAGTATGAGTACGAACTCCTTGGCAGTGACAAGTATGAACAGGACCTTAATGCACATATTGAGGTAATTCGTTACTATGACAAAGAGCAATCAACTGTTTTTGTACCAACTAGGAATAATCTTGTGTTATCACAGGCTGCTAATCCAATTGGTAAGATGATGGTTGTTGTAGCGGTTCGCCCATCCGTAGATGGCGAAGCCCGTGGACAGTTTGATGATGTATTAGGCATTCAGTTGCTTCGTAATAGGTTCGCATTACTTGCGATGGAAGCAGCAGAGAAGTCAGTACAGGCACCAATCGTAGTCCCAGGTGATGTTCAAGATTTCCAACTAGGTGGCGATGCAATCATTCGCACCAATACACCAGGTGGAGTACGCCGTGTAGAACTATCTCTACCACAAGGCGCATTCCAAGAGCAGGCAGTTCTTCAGGCTGAATTACGCACTGGTACACGTTATCCTGAATCACGTACTGGAAACATTGATGCTTCAATTGTTACTGGTCAGGGTGTTCAGGCACTTATGGGTGGCTTTGACACCCAAGTTAAGTCAGCACAAGCAATCTTTGCTTCCACGTTAAAGGATGTAATTAGTGTCTGCTTCCAGATTGATGAAGCACTATACAACTTTACAAAGACAATCCGTGGTGTAGATGCTGGCTCTCCTTACTCACTAGAGTATCTTCCAAGCAAGGACATTAAGAGCGATTATTCAGCCGATGTCCGCTACGGAATGCTTGCTGGTCTTAATCCAGCGCAGGGACTTATCTTTATGCTTCAGGCTTTGGGTGGAAAACTTATTAGCCGTGATATGGCAATGCGTGAACTTCCATTTGGAATTAACGTAACCAAGGAACAAGAAAAGATTGAAGTAGAAGAGATGCGTAATACTCTTGTTACTTCTCTTCAGTCAAGTGCACAAGCAATCCCTGAAATGATTGCTCAAGGTGGGGACCCAACAGACATCGTTAAGAAGATTGCAGATGTCATTAAGATGCGCCAAAAGGGAGTATCTATTGAAGATGCAATTACAGATGTCTTTGCTCCAGAATTACCTCCTGCTGGTGCACCTACGGTTGAGCAACCGTCCCCTGCTCCCGCTGCGCCAGTAGGAGGCGCTATTGCTCCAGGTGGACAACAAGATGTAACAACGCTACTTAATAGTTTAAATATTGGCGGAGCAGCAAACGCAAGCGCAAGAACTTCGGCACGTATCTAGTTAGAGGAGGGGACATGACAACACTTGCTGCTATTCAGGGCAATGGTTGGGCAGTAATCGGATGCGATTCACGCTCATCAGATGAGTCAGGTCGTCCAATAGATATGGCTACTCATAAGATTATTGAAAACAACGGAATCTTAATTGCAGGTTCTGGTGCAGGACGTGGTTCAAATCTTTTGCAGTTTGGATGGAAGGCACCTAAGCCAACTGCAGCAGAGAATCTAGATAAGTACATTACGCAGAAATTTATACCAGCAATGCGTAAATTATTTATTGATGCTGGTTATGACATGAAAGAAGATGGGGATGCTGCGGAACACGATTCATCGTTTCTTGTTATTGTGCGGGGAGTTATCTATCCTATCTTTGAAGATTATTCTTGGGACCGTGACAGTCGTGGTATCTACTATTCTGGCAGCGGTGGTGACATTGCCCTTGGCGCTATGGAGGCAATGGAAGTGGACAATCCAGATATCACTGCAAAGGATGCACAAGTAATTATTCATAAGGCAATCTCAGTTGCCTGTAAGTGGGATATCTTTACTGCGGAGCCTATAGTCATTAGGACGCAGTATGCAAAGTAAGTTTAAACAATCAATGGAAGATGCCGTAAAGGCACTCAAAGAAGTAGACGAGGATGGGGAGAACTTCATCTGTGTTAACTGGGTACTTATTACCGAGTGGGCAGACTACGAAGGAACTCGTTATTTACATACAGAGGTAAGTGACGAAATGACCCCATGGAACGCATACGGAATGATTCGTATGGCAGAGAAATACAATAGTGAAGTTCTTGGAACTGAAAGTATTGAACAAGAGGAAGAGGATGAATAATGGCTCAACGCGGAGGATATCGTGCGCCGTCTAACCCAGCAGCAGTTTCAGGTCCTGGCGCTCTTTCTAAGCGTACTGACGGGGGACCAACACAGGCTGCTAAATACATCCCAGGTATGCCATACGGACAAGGACAAGAAACTTACAATAACCAAGTAAGCGCACCTATGGCTGGCAACCCATTTCCCCAGCAGGATATGCCAACAGAATTATTTGCACCAACAATGCGTCCAAACGAACCAATTACATCTGGTGTTGATTTAGGAGCAGGCGCTGGCTCAGAAGCAATGGGACGTGTTCCAAATGCACAGCCATCTATTCTTTCTATTGTTCGTGATATAGCACAGTACGACCCAACAGGGGATGCAGAATTACTTTATCGGACACTTGAAGATAGCGGGTACTAATGGCTGAAGTACCTTTAAATCCAGTTGTTGGAGAGGTCAGCCCTAATCTTTATAAAGCAGCAGTTGCTGCTAACCTGCCTCTTGAACAACAAAAAGTTGTTGAGCAAATGGCACGTACATACAAGGCTGCTCAAAAGTTATTAAAGATGAGTGAAGAGGAATCCCGTAAGGAGTTCCTTGGGCTAGACCCAAATGTTCAGTCAGACATTAATCGTCTATTTCCAGGACAGCAACGCTTTTTGCCAGAACAGAGTTTAGTTGGAAAGATTACTCAGGGTATTGGTAAGAAGTTAACACAAGCAGCAGGACTTTATTTCAGCCCAATTGTTGCTGGCTTTAAGGCTGCAGATATTTATGGAAAAGTATTTAATACACCTGGAACACTAGGAAAGCAAGTTTCTGAAGGTAAGCCATTTTCAAAGAATGTTATTAGCGATGCATTCAATGGCAAGAATTCATGGGACTGGGACCGCGTAGCAGAATACGAACAAAAGTATGGCAAGGCTAAGACAGCCCTTGCTCGCGGTATGGCAGAGGGACGTACAGCAGGAGAATCCATTGGTCTATATGGCAATGGAGTAGATGCTGATATGACAGAAGCGCTCATTATGATGGGCGATGACCCTAAAAAGTTTCAGAAGATGGTTGATGACATTAAGCAGGGTGCTCAGTTTAGTCCTGGTCGTGAAACAGTTGAATCGTTCTTAGCAGCAGATGAACGCGTTGATAAGAACTACTGGGCTTATAGACTTTTAAAGAAAGTCGGAATTGACATTGCCACACCAGAAGGTTTGGTAACTGCAAAGAGTATTGTTTCACGTCCAATTGATGCTACTTATCAGTTAATTGTAGACCCTTTAACTTATACTGGCGTAGGTCCTATTCTCAAGGGCGTACGTGGTACATACGGTGGAGTCAAGGCTAGCATTCCAGAAGCAGTAACACGCTTTGGTGGAATCAAAACACGTGGGCAAAAATTAGCAGACCAGTTCTCATTTGTTGCTGAAAAGCAAGGACTAGATGCTGGTATGGACTGGGTATTTAAACAAAAAGATGTAGTTGATTTATGGGACAACACACTTGGTCCAGTTATTAAGAAGTATGCTGACGCTCCAACAGATATTGAACGTGGTTTAATCTATCGAACAATGCGTTCTAATTTTCCAGAGTGGGCTGAATCAGGTGTAATTAAACAACTAGCAAAGTATAAAGCCTTTGATGCTGCTAGCGCAAAGAAGTTCTTTACGGACCATGATGATGCTGGTCTTATTATGAGCGGACGTGTTGACGGTATATCTGGACGCCGTAATGCTATTCCAGTTGCAAAGAGACACCGCAATCTTACATCTGCTGTACAAAGAACAGCAAAGAGTATCTTTGACCCTAATCCTTCAACAGCAACTACAAAAGACATTGTTGAGTCTGGCGAAAAAAGACTTAAGACAACAATGGATATTTTAAGAAAAGTTGCTGACGAACAGGAAGGTCTTGTTAATCCTAACTTTAAAGAGATATTTGAATTAGATGCTGATGTATCTAGAACTCAAAGGGCTTTACAGAAGATTCAAGTACTAGGTAAGCGTTCTCCTGGTCGCATTCTTTACGGAGAAGACTCCGTTAAGACTATGGATGATGTCAGAAACTTAGCAAACATTGTTATGCCAGAGCATATTGCTGATGCATTTGCTGAAGCCTTTGTTCGTGAAGATGCAGAGATTCAACTAACCATGGTACGTAATCTTTACGCTGCGGTTATGATGAAGGCTGGCTTACACGGTACTGCAAATGGCGAGAAGTTTATGGTTGAAGTACTTAACAATACCTTCAATGAGAAGGCTGGTATGTACTCAACAGTTCGCAGCGAAATTGATTCAGATTTTGCTGGCTTACTGCATAAGGCTGGAGTTCGTTATGAAAACGATATTCCATATCAGTCTTCACGCGGTATTGTTCAGCCATCACAGGTTGCAAAGAGTATTGCTCCACTGCCATTTGATGATATATATCAAGTAGCAGCAATGAATAAATCTTCTGAAAAAAGTTACTTTGTTGCCTTTATTGGTGGCGTTACACGCAATAACCTTGTCCGTAAATTTACAGATTTCTGGACAACACATACTCTTTTCCCACGCTTAGGTGTTAGAAGTGCTATTGATGAAGCATTCTTTGCTTACTTTGCTCATCCTACATATATGTTGCGTGAGTTTGCATTTGGCGGACGTGGTGCTAGACGAGTAACAGAAACAATAACTGGTTCTAAATCTACACAGGGTATGTATAAGCGTATTCTTTATAAGAAGTATCCTTATCTAGACCCGACAAAGTTTATTTCTGGTGCTGAACGTAGAGACATTCTTGAAAAAGTTGCTGCTGATATGAGCGCTAAACTAAATAGAGAAGTCACTATTGCAGAGGTACACCACAGCGCAATTATTGAAGAAACCGTAAGACGTGTTCAGGATATCTATGGAGATACTCTATCTACGCAAGCATGGTCTGATATACGAAGGGCTATGAGGCACAGTCCTTCATTTCTTGATTCAATGATTAACTCTGTTGGTGCTAAGTCTAACGTAACTGGTCGTATTGATTCTGATTACATTGACCAAGCCTTTGTATCTACAAACTTAACTGCAATTCTAAAGCAACTAGGACTAGAACAAGGTTCTAAGTACACAGAACTAGATGTACGCAAGGCTACAAAAAGAGCAATTACTATTGCTCATTTTGATAACTGGTCTATTCGTTTTCCTTACAACTCAGAGAAGATTGCTGAAGGCGTTGTCATTAACCCTGTCAACGAGTTCTTCCGTAATGGTGCGTTAAAGACTAACCAAGACTTTATGCGTGCCCGTGACGGCATATTACGTGATGCTGGAGTAGAGCGTGTACCAGGCGGATATGAAGGTGAGTACGTAACCTCTAATGCAGAGACACTAAAGAACTTTTTATCTTTATTTAGCAGCACCGTTTACTATCGTCAGCAAGGTATTCCAGAATCAGAGATTGCCCGTATTCACGTAGAGGCAATGTTGATTGATATGAAGAATACTTTTCATGGCGGACCAAAGGCTTTCAATCAAAAACTATTTGACCTTGTTAAATCAAAGCGTTCAGCAATGCTTGGCAAAGCAACCGATGACCAAGTTAAGGCTCCTAATTCTTGGGCTAAAGCCTCGGCAAACATTACATTTAAAGAGTTTGAAGATGCAACTATTGACTATCTTCCTTCTGTAAATATCATGACACGTCTTAAGAACGTAGGTCCTGAAAAGGATATGAAGGTATTTAATGAAGTAACTGGTTGGGGCAGTCTATATTCTAAGTGGCAAAACTGGACTATGGATGTTATGGATGCACAGGTAACTGGTATCTATCGTCAACCTGCTGTTCATATCTTCTATAGCAAGAACCTAAAAACTTTTGCTCCATATGAAAAGAAGTTTGCAGACCGCTACTATGCACAGGCTAAAGAGAATACTCCAAACATTCCTGATAAAGTGCTAAAGGCACGTGCTAAAGAGCACGCTGAGAAGCAAGTTACTGAGATGGCTCTGCGCGATGCAATAGAAACTGTTATTGAATACGTGGATAATCCAGCAGTTAAAACAAACCTTGCTGTATCTGTTCGTTCAGTTGGTCGCTTCTATCGCGCTACTGAAGACTTCTACCGCCGTGTATACCGTCTATATACAAAGAAGCCTTTGCAGACTCTATACAGAATGCGTCTGCTACACACAGGTCTTGAAGCCTCTGGCGATGTATATACAGATGAGCGTGGCGACCAGTACATTATGTTCCCTACTGACACAATTATTAACAATGCAATTGAGCCAGTACTACGTCAATTAACTGGTAATCAAGGACTTCAAGTTCCTACATTTGACAACTTAACTCTTAAGTTAAGACTGATTAACCCATCATTCTCTCCTGATGCAGGTCAACCAGCACTTGCTGGACCAGTTGGTTCTCTATCAGTTCTAACAGTTAAGACACTTCTGCGTGAATTGCCATTTGTTCCAGGTGGTATTAAAGAAGAGATTCAACCTACTACAACTAGAATTTCTGAACAGTTTGACAGTATTGCACTTGGTCAATTTGGAGACAGGGTAAGCATTAGAAGTGCACTACTTCCTATGTTTGCTGACAGCATTTTGTCAACAGTGTTACCAGTTGAGATGGACCGTCAAAAGAGTACAGCAATGCTTCAGGCTATCTCATACCATCAAGCGTATGGCAATGCTTTGCCACAGAATGCAACTGTAGAAGAGAAGGCTGATTACATTCAAAAACTTAAACTTTCTACAAATAACATAATTATATCTCGTAATATGTTAGGGCACATTTCTCCAGGACAGCCTACTATCCGTGACCAGAAGGGTCTACCAGACTTTATTAAGAAGACTGGTATCTCTTCATGGAAGGGTGCTTTCTGGGATATCTACAATGGTGTGCTTGCAAAACAAGGCGATGATGCAGGAGATGCATTTGATATGGCAGTTGCTATATTCACTGGCAAGAACCCAGGCAAGTTGGCTTACATTGTTCCACGCAATACAAAAGAGTTTAAAGTATTTATTAATAAGACTGACGAACTCAAGAAGTGGGCTACAGATAACAAGAAGTTTGTTGAGAACTACAAAGAAATTGGTTATCTATTTGCCCCTAACTCTGGAGAATATAATCCAGATGTTTACGCTTGGATGGAGTCAGAGGGTCTTATTGACCAACCTGAGTTTGAAGACTATCTAGATAGCGTACGTGTAGCAGAAGACCGTCAAGCATACTTTGCAATTGAAGATGACTTGAACGCCAAACTAAAGACTCTTGCTACATATACAGACCGTAGGATTGCAATTGATACTGCTGAGAAGCAGAGACAAGCAATGCTAATAGCCAATCCATATCTAGATGCAGAAATTGGTGGCTCTGGAACTGGACGCGGAGAATTGCGCACTATGTTCAAGGCACTAGGTGAGGCGGTTGCAAGCCCTAACTCTCCTATTGATAAGAACACACGTTCTGCTATGAGTCTTGCCGTATCTCAGATGTCTGGCTTTATCTCCCTTGCAGAGGATAGAAACTTAAAACGCCGTTTTGATTTCTCAACAATGAAGGCTACTGAAAAGGCTAGGGTCAAAGAAGTTATTGATGAACTAGCAAAGGTAAGCCCAGCAGTAAAAGAAGCAAACAGAATCATTTTCACAGGACTATTAAACGCATACTCAAGAGAGACAATCTCTGCAGGAACTGGAGGTAAGTAATGGTTGATAAAGTTTTAGGTAACCCAAACCTTGTTACGCCAGACTACAAAGCACTCGGAGCCAAATTTGGCGGAGACAACCCATCTATCCAAATTGGTTTTGATGAGTATGGAAATAGAATCCTTACATCTCCAGAGGGTAAAGGTGCTGCATATCAGCGCTTCCTTTACGTACAGCCAAACGGAAAAGACTGGTCTGAAGCAAATCAAGACGAGATAGTCCGTGAGATTAAAAAAGAATACAAGGGTCGCTCAGAAGAACTTCGCACTCTCCTTTATCAAAAAGGATTTATGAGTGAAAAAGAATACGTAACAAAGAGCGAGTCTGGTTTTAGTGGTGCTATCAAAGATGCTGCCAATAGTCACAGCATTGAAATGGTTGAGCGATACACAATTGATAGTCGTACAGATTTAACAGCATTTGGAACTTGGCTATCTAGCAAGACAAGTTATGTCACTGGTGGTCCTACCATACAGGCTCAAGAGATTACCAAGACTGACGCTGCTCAAATGCTTGACTCATTTGTCAATGACATGCTTGGCAGAACAGCAACTGTTGCTGAAAAGAAAGATTTCTACAATCGTGTAATTACAGAACAGAAGACAGCACGTATCAAGACAACCTCTTCAGGTGGTGTGTCTAAGTCTTCTGGTTCTCTTCTTAATGAAGATGACTATGCACGTATTATGAGCGATGTAGTTATGCCATCTGTTCGTGGCACAGCCCTTGAGGATGTAGCAAAGGGTAATGGAAAGATTGCACAGAACATCTCAGAACTTAAGGCGTACGCCACAAACTTTGGCGTTCGTCTCAGCACACAGGATGCACTAGAGAAGGTTATGTCTGGTATGAAGCCAGGCGGAACTCTTACTACTGGCAGTTTAGATGCACAAAAGCAATCTATTAAAACAATGTCTAAGGCTATGTATTCAAACCTAGCCCAATCTATTGATGATGGTATGGATATTAAGAGCATTGCTAATCAGTATGCATATTACAAGGGTCAGATTCTTGAGATGCCTGATAATGCTATTGACCCGTTTGACCCAGATGTTCAGGCAGCGCTACGCAATGATGGAAAGCCTGGTGTTATGAGTTTTACTGATTTCCAAAAACGTTTAAAGAAAGACCCACGTTGGGCTCTAACAAAGAATGCAAGAGAAGAAGCATCTGGCTATGCCAATGAGATTCTCAAGTCATTCGGATTGATGGCATAATGGCGACACCTACTTTTAGTAAAGCAGATGAAAAGGCTAAGGCTGCTGGCAAACGTACTGCTGCTGCAGAAGGTAAGGTTCAGGCTAAGACTCAGACTGATTACACTAAGACACTTGCCAAAACAAAAAGCACAATTGATGCAGATATTGCCAATGCTAAAAAGACTGTTCAATTAGCAAATAAAAAGGGAACAGCCGAAGACAAGGCTGCAGCCAAAAGTTTCTATGACACATTAGTTGGCTTAAAGCCAATGTTAGATAAGTTGGGACCAGAAGCGTCTAACGTATATAAGGGCGACCAAAGTCTTTTACAAGGCGATGTAGCGTTTAAGTCACAAGGTCGCACAGGTGTATCTTCAACTGGTAAATACTATGTAGACGGAGTTGAAGTATCTGCTCAAGAATACGCATCTAATGCAGGCGGTGGAACAGATGTTGTAGGAGGCGGAGAAGACTCTCCGCTATCACCAACAGGAGGTGCTACACCAGCACAGGTACAGGCTGATGCAGAGCGTAGAGATGCCTTTGCATTGTTGAAAGATATCTTTGCACAGTACGGTCTAGAAGATTTAGCCTCAACAATTGAGGGCTACATGAAGGATGACATTGGTGTTAACCAAGCAACACTTCTACTAAAGCAGACACCTGCTTATCAGACCCGCTTTGCTGGAAACCAGATGCGTCTTAAGTCTGGACTTAACGTGCTATCAGAGGCTGAGTATCTAGCACTAGAGAACTCATACTCTGAAACTCTTAAAGCATACGGACAGGCTGGATACTTTGGAGTAGACCGTGCTGCACGTCAGGCTAAGTTGGCAGCAGCCATTGGCGCTGACATTTCTGCTGTTGAATTCAAGGACAGAATTAGCACAGTAGTAGACAGAGTTACTAACGCTGACCCAGC